AGCCGGTCGATCTGTGAGTAGATCGACACGCGCTCGATCTCGCCTACGCGGGCAGCCAGCACCTCGGCAACGGCAGAGGCAAGAGCTGCCATGTTGTCGTCATTGGCAAGGACTGCCGGCAAGGAGGCCAGCAGGTTTTCCTTCGTGATGCCGTGCGCCTTATTCATCCTCATAGCCCCCATTCGTGGCCGTGATGGTCCCGACCGACGCAACCTGCGGCGTCGTGTCGTCGGAGCCATCCCGCAGCGTGGTAAAGACCGGGCTGGTCAGCGCCACGCGCTTGATGCCGGTCTGCATGAGCTTTCCGATCAGCACGGAGGGGTTGATGTCGCGCCCCAGCTTCCCGCACTGCCACGCGACGAACTCAGCCACGGCCTTGTCGACCGCAGCCTTGATCTCTGTGGAGCTGAGGGAGCTGTCCTTCGGCACATAGTAGGTGAAGGTGATATTGTAGCTCACCTTCTGCGGGTCCTTGACAGAGACCTTGTCCGTCAGCGGCCGCACCGTGTCATCGTTGCAGGCGGCGAGGACAGCATTCTTGATCTCCGTGGTAGCGATGGTGCCATCGTCCATGAGGACATAGAGGTCCACAGCTCCGTCGCTGGGGCTGTTCGCCACCACGTCGGCGATCTTGGTGCTGACCTGCTTGGCAAAGTAGATATACCCGCCCTTGGCCCCGGCGCAGCTGTAAGCGTCCTGACTGGCGCGCATCAGCTCATAGAACTCGTCGTCAGTGGCCTGGTCTGCGCCGTCATCGCTGGCGGTGAGGTTTTCGCAGCGCTCACAGTAGTCGAACAGGTCAACGAAGGTGTTGATCTGTCCCACTGCGTAGCCGTTGCCGACCGCACCAACAGTCTGGCAGCGGATCTGCACATCGGCATAGGTCTCGCCGATGGATACATAGGCATCCGCGACCGTCTCCCATGTCAGCGTACCGCTGGCGTCGGTGACGCGCGTACCGGCAGGAATGAGGATCGCCGTGGTCTGTGCCTCGGAGATATGGAAGCGCTCGGTGCAGACCGCAGCCTGCGCCGCCGGGCGCTGCGTGACATAGAACAGCTCAGCCAGCGCGTCCAGATTTTCCCCTTCCGCGCGGCTTGGGATATTCTGATTGCCTGTGTAATTGTTCAGCCCGCGCTCCTGGATCACCACGGCAGCCACGAATTGGATAAACAGTTTTTCGGGGCTGGCGGGCTTCACGCTGACGCCGGTGATTTTTTCGTAAATGGAGATCAGCAGCGATTCCACCGCTTCGGTGTCGGTAGAAACAAACTGATATCCCGTATTTCTCTCACTCATTGATGATGTTCACCTCCACGGTAGGGATCAGCCTGCCCGGGGCGTTTCTGTCGGCCGCAAAGGTCACATTCACCACCTCGGCGCGGGGCTCATATTCTTCCACTGCCTCTTTGACCTCGGAATACATCATAGGCATAGCTACCGGCAGAGGCTTATCCACGAACTTCTGAGGAAGACCGAAGCCGCGATACAACGGACAGGTCCCCTGCCGCGTGGAAAGGATAATGGCGATATTCTGCAAGACGGAGCGGACGGTGTCAGTCTCGTTGAGCTGCACCGCGCCGATGTCAGATGCGGTCACCTTGTAGCTCATGGCAGCTTTACCCCCTCAGATACTCTTGCAGGCTGACGGACACGGTGGCGCTGGTGACGTTGCCGCGTCCGTCATAGGTTTTCATCTTCATCTTGTGATCAAGCACGGACCAGCGATATTTCCCGTAGCCCTTGTTGCCGATCACCAGCGGGACGGCGATGCCGCCGCGCTCATAGTTCCACAGCTTCACGACCTCGGCGATAGGATCAACGCCGAGGTAAGCGGAGAGAACGATGTCGAAGGTCATCTTGTCGGGGTCAAGGCCGGTGAACTCCGTAAGGGCGTGTGTGCCGTGCCGCTGATGGGTCGCGTACCGGGCAGACCCAGACCAGGTGACATTATTGATCGTTTCGATCGTGCGGTCAGACACCGTGAAAACGATGTCGCCCAGACAGCCGACCATTCCCATGCTCAAAAACCTCCTAACACAAAACCGTCCCCGTTGAATACCGGAAGGTATAGGCAGAGGACGCGGTCATTCACCTTCGGCATCCAGTAGGTCAGATGCGAGCCGGGCAGGTGGTCGTGGTCGGGGAATTCGCTGGCTGTGCCGCCGCCGGTGAAGGTGTCCGTGATCTCATGCGTGTGCTTTGCGTCCGGCTTTATGTAGAAATTCGCTCCGTAGTGCTGGAGCACATAGAGCCAGTCCGAAATGATGCCCGTGTCCTTGAACTTGACACGAGCCCTGCGCTTTGCGCTGTCGACAGCCGTTACCGTGCCGGTCTGAACGAGCCTCGAAAGGATATTCTGCAGTTCGTCCATCAATATCCCTCCAATGTCTTGCGCAGCTTGACCTGCGTGGTATAGCCGGACGAGCCGACCGAGTGCGCAGCCTGCTCCACAATGTATTTCCCGTCCCACGCACCCCAGCCGGTGAGCTTGGCTGTGACGCCTGCCACGATATCCGGATTGCCGGGCAGCGTAAAGGTCGCGGTCTTTGCGTACTTGTTGTGCAGCCGGAGATATTTTTCAGCCTTGGTCTTGGCCTCGGCCACGCTTGCCACCTTCGCGGTGATCTCCAGCTGCTGGTTGTTCTTGGCCTTGTCGTTGTAGTCCTCGACCTTGACGGTGGCCTCGATGCACTTTCCTGTGCCGGGGTCTGTGTAGCTGACGCGGCAGGAAGCGTACTGCGTTCCGGCCGTTCCCGCGTTCAGCTTGTGCTTGGTGTAGCTACCGCTGCCGCGGACGATGGTCAGCACGGGGGATTTCTTCTCGTAATCCTCCTGGTCGAAAAGTACGATTAGGTTATTGGTGGCTTTCAAAGAGATGCCCGCCTCGTGGCACAGCTTGGAGAGAAAGGCGATGTCGCTCTGCTTGTACTGCTCCACGCGGCCATAGGACGGGTCGCTGTTGGCGAGGAACATACAAGTCATTCCGTTGGCAGCGGCCATCTCGTTTGCGATGCCGGAAAGCGTGTAGGCCTCCCATGCCTTGGATTTCTCCGTCTGGCGGATCTGTGCGCTGTACGGAAGTGCCGTCGCCTTGATGGTGATGGTGTTCGGCGGGCCGGAGGCATCAACGCTGTCCAGCTCAAACTGTCCGCAGTCCAGCACCTTATCCCTGCCGCCGCCCGTCCAGTTCTCCCGAACGAACACGGCGCTGATCTTGAAGCCGGCGCCGGAAGCAGAGGCAGGAGCGGCGGCAGAAGCATCGCCGCCCCCGCCGCCGGATTCCTTGATGTACGATGCGCTGACATAGGCGGTTTTGCCGTTATAGCTGACCTTCGCCCAGCCGTTTTCGATGCCCTCGACCTGCAGCTCCGCGCCGCAGACCAGAGCACCGTATTTACCGTAGCTGGTGCTGGGGCCAGAGCGGACATTCAAGCCGCTTTTGGCGGTGACCTTGTAGGACTTTGCCGCACCATCGGTCTTGGCCTTGGAGGACGCGGACAGGCTCCCTGCGGAGGCTGCTGCGTCGATGGCATCGGCCAGCCACTTTTTGAGCCATATATCATCGCGGTCCTGAAGCTTCAGCTGCAGATCGTCAGTGCCATCCGCCTCCTTGTCGGTGTAGGTGGCCGACAGGAAATAGGGGCGCATACTGCCGGTGATGTCCGCGCCCTGGAAAAATATCTGCGCCGTGACGCGGCGCGCCTGATTCGGGCTGCTCATCCGACCACCTGCTTCCACGGGGGCAGGGCGTCGCCGACATCCTCAGCAGGGTCGGGCAGCTTCAGCACGATCCCGGCCGGAAAGGTGTAGTACCCGAGATACTGCGGATTGAGATTCATCAGCCGGTCGGTGTACGCTTCGCTCCCCAGCTGGGAGAAGGCGATGCTGTCCCACATATCGCCCTGAATGGTGGTGTAGGTCTTACTCATTTGTAGGCCCTCCTTGCGGTGTCGATGCCGGCCTCCTCCATGACTTCAAGGACGCGCTCGGCGAACTCGTCTCCGTACTCACGCAGAGCTTCCACCGTCTCGGGCGATGCGCCGCCGTTGATCTGAAACACGATCTGCAGCTCCACCGATCCGGCGCCGGAGCCTGCGCCCGGCTCTGCCGAAAGCGCGCCGTCGCCATGGATGGCGTGTAGTGCCTCCAGCAGCTGCGGGGCGAAGGTGACGGCCTGGATCTCCATGCTCTCGCGCATAGCGGCGGTCTCCTCGGCGGTCATGACCTGCTCGCCGCCGTTGAAATAGACCAGCTCCGGGCCGTTTTCGCCGACGAGGGCAAAGCCGGGTGCGGCGGACTGCGTACCAACTGCGTAGCCGGGAATGCTGCCGGCCGTTCCGGTACCGGACGCGGACAGTGCGGCTCTGGCTGCGGCGGCGACGCGGTTGTAGGCAGCGGTCACCTGGGGCAGCATACCGACAGCTCCGTCGATAAATCCCTGAATGGTGGCCTGCGCGCTTGCCTTGGCCTCGTCGCCAAGGTCCATCGCTTCAATGTCCTCAGCAAGCGCCGTCTGCAGCTCGTCCATGGCGGCCGTGAAGTCGGTCTTGAGGTCGGCTACGCTCCCTGCCGCGTTCTGCTGCTCCTGCTGCAGAGTCTTCCAGTTGGCTACCATCGTGGCCAGCTGCTCGTCGGTGGCGCCTGCCATGCCGGCGATCGCGTTCACGCTGTCGGAGCTACCGTCAGCAAAGGAGGCGATCATGTCGCTCAGCCCCTCGATGTCGGCGCTACGGTCAGTCAGGGATTGCAGGTTGGCGTTGTAGTCCTGCCAGTAGGTGATCTGGCTCTCCAGTGCAGAATTGATGCTGCCCGCGCTGGTTGCAACGACCTTTGCGGCCTCGTCCCAAAGCTGATACTGTCCGGATATGCTTTCGTATGCCGCGCTGTACGCCTCGTTGTAGGACTCCACAAGGGCGTTGATCTTTTCCTGCACGCCGGAGATGGCAGCCTGGAACTCGCTGACCTGTGCAGCAGCCTCCTCGGACGCGCCAGTGCCTTCGTTCATGGAGGCGGTCAGATTCTTGACCGCCTCTTCCGCGAGGGCGATCTCCGCCTCAGCATCGGAAACGGCGTCTGCGTCCTCTTCCATCGCCTTGTTGTAATTTTTGATGGACTTCTCAGCCGCCCATATCTCGTTGTTGGTATCGTAGATGGAGTTTTGCAGGTCGTAGTATTCCTGCGAGAGAAAAGCGGTCGCATCGGTGTAATAGCCGTACTGGTCGTAATAGGCATCCGCCTGCTTCTGCGCGTCTGCCCATAGCGCATCCATCTGCGCGTAGGTATCAGACAGCTTCTGCTGGGCGGCCTCCAGACTGTACTGCGCCTTGGTGAGCCCGATGCTGTTTTCTTCTGCCTCGATCAGCACAGCGGAATACTGGGAGTACAGCTCGGTGAGCTGATCCTGATAGGCCTGCTGCATGGCATTCTGCTTCCACGCCTCGGTGTTGGCGCGGAGTGCTTCGGTGCCGCCGTTGATGGTGTCGGTTTCGAGGTCGATATAATCGGCCAGCTCCGGTACCACCTGGCAGAGCAGAGCCAGGGTGTTGTGGTACTGCCTGTGCTGCTCGTCGGTATTGAGCCCTGCCGCCTCCATCTCCTCCAGCTTGCCGATGTAGGTGTCTGCGACGCCTGCAGCGGCCATGGTGGAGGTAACGGTATCATCATAGGTGGCCTTGGCCTCGTCCATCGCCTCCCGCATTCCGCGGGCGGCTTCGGTCAGCTCCTTCACACTGGGTACGGCGTCATTCGCCGCAGCGGTGGCCAGGGCAACGATGCCCGCCGTGATTGCGGCCACGGCAGCGGTAACGCCCATGATGACATTGACGCCGGGGATCGCCGCTGTGAGAATGGCACTGGCGGCTGCGGCTATCTTTGCAGCGACCGCATAGGCAGCCAGCGCGGCGACGACCGCGCCGATCACGCCTGCAAAGGCGGTGATGGCATTGACCAACGCCGGGTTCTTCTGAATGAACGCCGTAATGCTGTTGAGGACCTTCGTGCCGACACCGTAAGCCTCGCTGAGCGCGGGAGTATAGGCGTCGCCGATGGCTACCTTGAGGTTGTTGTAGGCGTTCTGCATCATGGTCAACCGGCTCTGCGCGGTGGCGTAGCGCTTGTTGGCCTCGTTGGTGAGGGCGGTATTCTGCTGCCAGGCGGTATTTGCAGTGTTCACCGCGCCGGTCATCTGGTCTGCGGCAAGACCCAGGGCTTTGAGCATATTGCTCTGCCGGATGCCGGTCAGACCCAAGTCTTCCAGTACGAGGACGGTGCTCTCGCCCTGCTCGTCCAGCTTGCCGAGCCCGCCGATGAAGGAAGTCAGGGCGCTCATGGCGTCGTTCTTCCACGCAGAAGAAAATTCTTCGGAGGACATACCCGCGATACGGGCGAACTCCGCGAGGTCGTCCCCACCCTTTGCAACGGCCTTTTCAATGGCGTTGAGCGTCTGGGTCATGGCGGTACCGCCCGCCTCGGCTTCGATGCCGACAGAGGACATCGCCGCCGCCAGAGCCATGATCTCCGGCTCGGTCAGTCCGGCCAGCTTACCCGCCGACGCCAGGCGCGTACCCATCGCCACGATCTCGGATTCCGTCGTGGCGAAGTTGTTGCCAAGGTCAACGATGACAGAGCCGAGCCGTCCGTAATTGTCCGTTGCCATGCCGGTAATGTTGGCGAAGCGCGCAAGGGCGGTTGCTGCCTCGTCAGCTGTCATGTTGGTGGCAGTGCCGAGCATGGTCATGATCTCGGTGAAGTCCAGCAGGGCGTCCTTTTGGATGCCGAGCTGTCCCGCGGCTTCGGCTACCGCTGCGATCTCCTCTGTGGTGGCGGGGATCTCCGTGGACAGCGCCTTGATGGAATCCGACATTGCCGCCAGTTCCTCGTCTGTGAGGTCTGTGGTCTTGGCGACGCCGGTAATGGCGCTCTCAAAGTCCATCGACGCCTGCGCGCAGCTGGCGAAGTATTCGTAGATCTCTTTCAGGGCGACGGCGATGCCTGCGGCCACGATGGCCTCGTGTACCTGATTAAAGGCCTGCCCCGCCTTGTCGCCGAAGGTCATAGCTTTATCGGCGGCCTCGCCCTGCTTCTTTTTCAGCGTGTCGATCTTGCCGGCAAGCTGCTCGGAGCTGTGGGAGAGGTCGTCGGTATTGACGCCCGCCTCTTCCAAAGCCCCGCTCAGCTCGTTCAGCTTTGCCGTCTGCTTCTCCAGCGAGGCGGAGGTCTTGTCGATCTGAAGCTGCTTTGCCAGCAACTTGTTCTTCATGTCGGCGGACTCGTTGCCGGTCTCCTCCATCTCCCGCTGGATATTGTCATATTGCTGCCGCAGCATTTCCAGCCGCTTCCGTGTCGCTTCCACGGCTGCCTGCTGCTTTTGGAATGCGGAAATATCCGCCTGTGTCTTGGAGAGGGCCTGGATTTCCTTCTGCATGGACACAATTTCCTGCTGAGCGGCCTTGAAGGTCTTGCTGTAACTGCCTCCAAGCTGCGCGTTCAGCTGGAATAGCATCTCATACTCTTTGCGGCCTGCCATAGACGGCCCTCCTTTCAGATTTATTTATTCCTGCGTCGCTCCCGCGCCTCCTTCACAAGCTGGTTGCTGACTTTGATCCACTTGCACAGGGACGGCAGGGGCAGCGACAGCCAGTAGGAAACGGGGGTCTGATTGTTTTTCGCCATCGTAAGACATTGCCTGCGGAGCCAGACGCCGCCGTCGCCGGTTACAGCTCCGATGCCAGCAAAAAAGAGCGGGCCTTGCCTCTGACGCGGTTGAACTCGAAGATGGGCAGGGCGCGCAGGGCGTCGTCGCCGATACGGCGGGGATGGCCGCTGGCGTCAATGATGGTGTTGGTGCAGGCTCGCGCCGCCATGCGCACCAGGAACTGGCCGGAGAAGGTAGGCGAGATGGTGGGCTTGCCGATGGCCTGAAGCTCGTCCTCAATGGCAAGAGCGTCATCGCCGGTCAGCCCCTCAAAGTCGAAGTTCAGCTCGTCAAAGGTCTGCCCCTCGTAGGTGAAGGGCTTTTTCAGCTTGAGGGTGTAGTTGCCTACGCTCTCCTTGGCCTGCGCCTCGGCGGCGGCGTACTCGTCGTGATCGACGGTGGAGAAAGCGTCGGCGGGAACAACGGTCTTGTTGATATCAGCCATGGTGATAACTCCTTTCAAATCTCAAAAAGATGCCCGGAGCGGATGTTCCGCCCCGGGCTTTTGTCAGGTCTCTTACATGCCGAGCGCCTTGCGGACATCGGCCAGGTAGTCGGTGCCGTTGACATAGCAGATGAAGTTGAGTTGGTCGACCTCACGCACCTTCTTGCCGTCAATGTAGGTCGCCCAGTAGCGGACGGCGTACTCGCCGGAGCCGTTGGAGGGCGCGGCGGGGGCGACGGAGCCGCCCTTGTCACTCTTGGGAATGACCACAAGAATGTGCTTGACGGCGCGGACGACCACCTTGCCTGCCACGACATCTTCGTCCTGCTGCGCAACGCGCAGGTCGATGGTGTGACGGCGAGGCTCGGAGAGCTTCACGCTCTGATCGGTGACGGTGCGGAAGTTAAGGCCCAGCGTCATCGCGTCGAAGTGGCCGAGAATGACCGACTCCACATTGCCTGCGATGCCGGCGCCAGAGATGGACTGCGTCAGCGCGGTCAGGTCAGGCAGGGTCGCCTGTGCCATACCGACATATTCAACAGAGTCCTCGTAGACCTTGAAGTTGATAATGCTCTGATCCATGATTCAAACCTCCTTTTAGCCCTGCAGGGCGCTGGTGACATAGCTGGCGTCATACTCCAGCACGAAGTCGATCTCCTGAGCGGGAGAGGGCGGCGTCATGTAGACATGGAGCTTGATGATGCCGGCCATGAGGTTGGTCAGCGGGTTTTCGTTCTCCAGCATCTCCACGCGAGCGCCCAGAAGGTAACCCATACCCACCAGACCGTTGAGCCAGATGTTGGCAGAATCGAGAACGGTGTCGATCAGGCGGCGGGTCATAGGCTTGTCCAGCTTGCTCCAGAAGGTCTTGACGAGGGAGTTGCCGACCCAGCCGAACATACGGCTGACCGGGATAAAGTAATCCTTGACATCGGTGTTGGAGGGATAGCAGGCGGTGTAGTTGCCCCACGCCACCCAGCCGCTCATGAAGTTCAGCGCAGTATCCACGCCGATGCCGTTGAGGTAGTTGGCCTGCGCAAGCGTCAGGTTGACCTCGGTGCCGTCCTCCAGGCAGAGGCCGTCACACTGCAGCCCCTTATTGGAGGGAGACTCATAGGGGCAGCCGCCGTTGCCGGTGTCGATCTGCGCCATCAGCCCTGCCATCTGGGTAGACAGGTGGAACTTATAATCGCCCAGCTTCGCCATCGGCCAGAAGGCGATCTCGTCCTCGTCGGCGATGTTGGCGGCGTTCTTCTTGGTGAGAACTTCGGAATAGGCACGCGCGCCGGAAGCACCGCAGTCGATGTCGATCAGCGCCTTGGCGCGGAACAGGCCGTTGATGTTGCCTGCCTTGGCAGTCATTGCAGCGGCCACGGTAGACTGCTGAGAATAGCCGGGGGCGCACAGCAGATCGGGGACGATGCCCAGCAGGGTCAGGCACAGCTCCACATTCTCCATCGCGGAGGCGATGTCAGATGCGGTGACGGTGGATGCCTTGACCTTGTTGTAGGCGATGTTTACCTGCTCGGCGTCATAGGCGCCGCCGGTAGACAGCAGCTCCACCACCAGATGCTCGCCGCTGTAATAGGCGTTATAGTCGGTGCCGGACACATAGGCAGAGCCGGTACCGCCGGCAGGCTTGATGACCAGCGCGGAATCGTTGATGGCCGCGATGGGAAGCTTCACCTTGTGCTCCGTCACCGCAACATCAGCCGCGGCAGACGCCTCCTTTGCGGTGGCGATATCCAGAACATTGCAGAAAATGACAGGCTGGCAGGCGAACAGCTTGAAGTGCGAATACATGAATTCGCAGAGCGTGTAGGTTGCCCAGTCGTCGGAGTAGCCCAGCTTCTCCACCGCCTCAGACCAGCTGGTGCAGAGAACAGGGGTGCCGGGGGCAGCAGGCTTATCCGCCGCCTGAACAGGAGCCAGACCGACCACGAAGGGGACGCCGGACTCCGCCACGACAGGGGTGCTGACGCTGGTAGCCTGCTGAGAGACATATACGCCGTGGTTCATTGAAATTTCCTCCTTACTTCATGCCCTTGGCCAGCTTGTGATAATTCACATACAGCAGGTTCCCAGGCGTTTTGACTTTGATGCGGTCGGCGGGGAGCGTTTCGTCGCTCACCACCAGCGACGCGATCAGCGGGTGCTGCTCGATCACCGGGGCAAGGGAGTCAAGGACTTCCTTCCGGCCGCCGCGATAGATGGTGCCGCGCTGGATCACGCCCATCATGGTCGGACCGAGATAGACGCAGAAGCCGCCGGTGTCGGCGACCTTCTTCGGCGCGGCAGGCTTTTTCTTTGCCGTCTTTGGTGCGGCGGTCTGATCCGCCGTGTCGATGATTTTTTCGCTCATAGGTTAACCTCTCTTTCCACGGGGGGAAGCATCCATGTGGAGATCATTTCCCCCACGAAATAGGGGGCGGTGTCATCGGGATAGACTATCGTTTCAAGCCCCGCCTCCAGGTCAAGGGTAAACTGCCCTCCGATTACGACCTGCCTGAGCATCGCAATGCGCAGCCGTTCCATGAGATTCAGCAGCATCAGCCCGCCCTCCTGCTCGTCATCGTTATAGACACAGCAGATAGACCGGACCTTGGCGCTGGAGGTCACACGCTGTCCTTGCGGCTGTTGATCCATGCCGGTAATGACCTGGTGCAGCACATAGGGAGCCTTCTTGGTGGCAGAAGTGCCTTCCGGCAGGCGCGTCAGGTAGACCTTTGCAGGGCGGAAGCTCTGCTCCGTGTCGCCCTTCTGCAAACGGGTCGGCATGATCAGGTCGGCGGTGACCTCCTCGGTAAAGGCCCGCAGGCGTTCCAGCAGAATGATCCTTGTCATAAATCAGCCTCCCCATCCGTTCAGCACGCGTAGGATTTCATGCTCAACGCGCTTTTCGTAGGTGTCGCGGATCGTTTCGTCCATCTTCTCGATGACTTCTTCGTTCCGCATCATGTGTCCGGTAGACGGACCAAACTTCTGCTCCACAGGAAAGCGCGGAGAGCCGACGCGCTCGAAAACGGCAGTCGGGCCGAAAATGCGGGCCACGAATGCGTGTTGAAGCGTCGCAGCTCCGCCGTTGCGCATTACCTGTGTCTGCACGGTACCGTCCCGGCTGTATGTGGTGTTGAAAGTCAGCAGCGGGAGCACGGTTCCGGAGAAACTGATGCTCATACCCATCACGCCTCCCGCACCGCCTGTGATGTGGGTCTTGGAGTGAACTCTCCGCATGAATTCGCCCTTGTTGATGGTGTACTCGGCGGCGGCGAACTGTCCGGCGCGGGTCTTGGCTGTATCTCCGGCGCGCCTCAACGCGGAGAACGCCGCTTTGTAAACGCCGCCGGGGATATTGTGCAGCAGCTTGTTCACGCGCTCCAGGCTGTCGCCGCCGACCTCGTTGACGCGGATAAAACTCATTCGTCCACCGCCTCCAATTCCACGCGCAGCATACCCATCTCACAGACCGAGGACGCGACATAGAACTCCCGGAAGAAGCCTCCGCCGCCCTCCTGGTCGTTGATCCTGATACGCTGCCCCCGCTCCGGCTGCACCCCGCCGAGATCGGACAGGGCGCAGTGGAGAACGGAGGAAACGATGTAAAGCCCCTGGGCATGGTCGCTCATCAGCTGGCGGCGGTCCTTCTCCTTCAGGCCGGAGAGGACGATGGGAATATCCTCGTAGGTCGCCCCGTCGTACTTGACGGTGCGCTTTTCCGCGAACTCGTCGCAGTTGAGGAACACGCCGAAGTTGTCGCGGGCGACCATATCCTTGAAGCCGCTCATACCACAGGCGCCTCCGGCGTCAGCACAGGGGGCGCTTCGCCGTCGTCCACGCCGTCGTCGTCCTCGGCGATCGCGTCCTCCAGCGGAACATCCGTAATGGCGGCGATCAGCTGCGCCTTGGTCTTGAGCTTAGCGGTGTCGATACCCATCTCCTTGGCCAGCTCCGTGAGTTTGGCGTTGGTCAGCGTTTTGAGCTGCTCGGGGTCAAGATGGGCGCTTTCCGCGTCCTCTGCGCCCTCGTCGCTGTTAGATGGGTCAGCGCCAGCCCCGCTGCCGTCCTCGCCAGTAGGGGGCGTTGCAACAGCGGGAGAGGGCGTTTCCTCGGCGGGGCGGGCGACACACAGGGCAAAAAGGCGCTGCGCCTCCTCTTCGGAAACCTCGCAGATACCGCCACGGTCGATGGGAATGGGGTGCTTCGAGCCATCCGGCCTGTAGCCGTATGTGCCGCAGATGATCTCAATTTTCGTCATAGCAGTCTCCTTTCCGCGCCGGGTCAGGACACAACTTCGGCCGCGTAGATGTACGGGCAGTAGTTATGAGGAGCAGCCAGCGGACGCGCGCCCAGACGCAGCTTGCGGATGTCCGCCTCCTGGTTCAGAGAGAACTTCGGAACGCGGGCCGCGGCATGACTGGCAAAGGCGGTGGAGCCGTAGTCGATCTGGGTGATCTGGCCGTACATCAGATGGCCGCAGCCAGGGGCGGTGACCATCGCAGAGGTGGCGGGGAAATACTTCTTCTCGGTACCGTTGTTGTCGACATAGCTCTCATCCACAGAGAACAGGTTCAGCACGAAGCCTCCGAAGTTGAGAGGGCCCATATAGACAACGCCATCATAACTCGTGAGTTTGGGGTCGATGGTGCCAGTAATAATGCCACTATTACGATCCAGGCGGGTCTTTACATCTTCGATGCTGTAAATCGCGTCGGCCGTGTCGGAGCCGAGAACGAGGTCAGCTGCGCGCAGGCCACGCTTGGAGAGCTTGCGGCACATGGCCTTCACATCGCCGAAGAAGTCGCCGCCCGTGGCGTTCCACTTGGTGGCCACGGTATAGGTGTGGTCGCTGGCGTCATCGAAGAACTTGACATACAGCTTCTCACCCTCGGTCTTGTCGTCGATGTAGGTCTGCATGGTGCAGGCGTTGTTGATCATGGTCTGCGCGCACATCCACTCCTCGCGGCGCACGATGCGGCGGTCCATGTCGGTCAGATCGTCCAGCTGCAGACGCGCCGCGCGCTGGGCGGGGGTGCTGTTGGCGTAGATCGCCTCGCCGAAGCCGCGCTTGGTCAGGTCATCCAGCGTCAGCAGACGGGACGGCGCGATGAAAGCGGGCTGGTACTCATGGATGGCATAGCCGATGCGGTCCATGGGGATGTCACCGGCGCGGGCGGAGACGAACGCCGCCATCTTGCGGTCGCCCTTGCGGTACTCGGTCAACACCTTGTCGCAGGCGAAGATGTCGCGCTCCCCGGTGGGGAAGTAGCGGTCGCGGAAAAAGGTCTGCTGAGGAACGATCTCCTCGGCGATCGCCATCAGCACATAGGTATCGAAGAAATTCAGTTCAGCCATTGTTGATTCCCTCCTTAGTTGGCAGCGGCGGCAGCCTTGAAGACGATGCCGCGCATACGCAGGTTGTCCTTATCACCCTCGGTGATGGTGTAGCTGGCCGAGACCGTCACCTTGCCGATGTCGAAGCAGCCGGCGGTGTAGACCGCCACCTTCTCGTCGGCAGCGGTGCCGACGTCGATGTCGTCGCACAGGATGCAGTCGGGGGTCAGGGTCTCGTTTTCCTTGGCCGTGCTGCCGAGAACGACCAGCTTGCCGTCGCCGGCCGTGCCGGAGGACTTGGCAAGAATGGTGCCGCGCTTGAGCGTGGCCGTAGCGGACAGCTTGCGGATAATGCCGCCGCGCACTTCGGGCGCGGGCTTGATGTCGGTGATCAGACCGTCAAAGGTCATCTCGCCGAGCTTTTCACTCAGATTGATCATGTTCTTAGCCCTCCTTCTTCTTGCCCAGCAGGTCAGCGACCATGCTCCGGGCGTTGGTCATGCGCGCCTCGGGGGTGTCGTTCTTCTCGCCGTCTTCGCCCTCGGGCGTTTCGACTGCGGGAGCAGGAGCAGCGGGAACGCCCTCGGCGCCGGATTCCTCGCTGTCGTCCTTCAGATCGGTCAGAAACTTCTTGCCCTGCTTGGCGGCGTTCTTGGCCGCTGCCATCAGCAGGTCGGCAGCAGAGCAGGGCTTGTCGCCGTACTTGGCCTGCTGCACATCCGTCGCGTCGAGCAGACCGGAGATCTCGTCGATCTCCTGCATACGCGCACGCTCGGCCTGGATCGCGGTGTTGACCGCCTCAGTGTGATCGACGGAAGCGCGGGCGTCGGCCTCCACCTGGGCGATCTCGTCCGGGTACTTCGCCCGGAGCTCTTCCTTAGTCATGGAAATTCCTCCTTCATCGCCGGTGACTTCCGGCTTGTTTTTATCTGTCTCAACCGGGGCGGAGGCCTCGGGTGTGACCGTGGGAATGTTGTCCGGCGCGAACATGCCGGGGGCAAGGTGCATCTGCCGCCCGTTCACGAACAGGCTGCGCCCGTCCGCGCTGGCGGCGATGCTGGTCGGCTCCGCGTCCTCGATCAGCTCGTCCGCAAAGCCTTTGTCGATGGCCTCGCGGCCTGTCATATAGGTCGTGTCCGCCATCATGTGGGAGATCACCGTGGCCGACAGCCCGGTCTTGCGAGTGTAGACCTCCATCTGCATCTTGTCCCACGCCTCCTGCTGGGTAGCCTGTTCCCGCAGCTCGTCGGCGTTGTAGCCGCCCCACAGGAAGGTCCAGCATTTGTGGATCATGACGAGGCTGGAGGGATTGACCTTGACCGTATCGCAGGCGCACATGATAAGACTGCCGCCGCTCATGGCAACGCCGTCCACGATACAGGTAAGCTTCGTGCCGTTCCGCGCCAGCTCCCGCAGGCGGTTGTGGATCATGTTGGACGCTCCGGCGTCGCCGCCGTAGCTGTTCATGCGGATAGTGATGGACGTGCAGCCGGAGATCTGCTTGAGGTCCTCCAAAAACTCGGAGAGCAGGATGTACTGCCCCTCGACGGGCTCGCCCCACCAGTTCGTGGGCTGCTCCTCGTAGATGTCTCCGTACATGGTGATCTCGGCATCACTGCCGTCCACCGTGGCCATCGTATAGACCTTTTTTGAGATGCTGACGGCGGGAGACTTTCGCCCAGCTCTCTTTGCCGGAATACTCATGCGCATTACCTCTTTTCTTTCCAGATATCGCTTGACGGAATGTAGGGACTGTTCAGCCACTCGCGGATTCCCGCGCGGCAGTTCTCGTTGCAGCGGCGCTCCATGTTCTTCGGGCAATAGGCGCAGTAGTCGCTTGCATAGTTCCAGATGGCGAGCGCCATGCTCCGCACATTCAGGCTCTGCAGATGCTCGAAGTTAGTCTTCATCGCCGTCACCTTCTTTCGGCGATGCCGATACAACGGTGACCTTGTTGCCTCCTGCCTGTGTCAGCAGCTCGTTTTCTCGCTGCAGCTGCTCCACGTTCTCCTCCCAGTCGCCGCCGCTCATTTCGCGGCTGACCTGCTCGTGGGTCTTGATGGCGTTGTCGATCAGCATGAGGGCGGCTTCTGCCTCCTTCTTGGGGTCAAGGCTGCCCTGCACGGGGCCGATCCAGCGCGCGCCGCACCATGCCTCCCGCACAAGGGGGTCCGTGAAGAAGCCGGGGGCGTTGATGCGCCCCAGAGCGACCGCTTCGGCCAGGAACATCTCATAGACCGGCTGGCAGAAGTCGTCCACAAACCACTTCCGGCGCATTTTGAATGCTTCCCACGCCTCCAGCAGCGCGCCTCGGCTTGCGGAATAGGAGCTGTTGAACTCCTTGATCAGCACGTCGTAAGGCAGCTCTAAAGCTGCGCCGACCAGCTTACACAGCGTCTTGACAAAGGTTTCAAAGCCAGCGGTGGGGATGTTCGGATTGCCGAAGTTGACCTTTTCCCCGGGGGCGAGGTGCGTCACCGTACCCGGTCCCATCTCGTACTCGTTGTCATCATCGGAGATGTTGTTCGCCATCGGTCCGCCGTCCGCGTTGACCTCGGCGGGGACGCCGGCAATATCTCCTGCGCCGACCTCGTTGAAGGGTGTATCGGAGGGGTCGGTCTCCGTTTCGATCCATGCAGTGAAGAAGCTCTGCACCAGCGCCGCCATCAGCTCGGACTCCGTATAGCGCCGAAGCTGGAGCAGCGGCTCGATGACCTGCGCCAGATAAGGAACGCCGCGGTACTGGTCCGGGCGCTCACTGTCCATGATGTGGAGAATGTTCGGCAGGCCGGTCTTGGCGCCGTAGGCCTCAACACGCTGCCACTTCTGCGGCTCGCTGGTGATCTGGTGCGGGTAGGTGTTGCTGATGTGATAGGCGACCACGCGGCCGTTGCCATCCACCTCCACGCCGTCGTAGACCTTGTGGCCTGCGCCGGGCTTTCCCTCGGGGATCTTGCCCTCCACGAAGCCGCCGATGGTGACACCGCCGCCATATTCGCTTGGCGTGCAGGTGCGGTCCGCCTCCACGATGTGTAGCCGCAGAGTATAGGGGTTTAGTGGTGTTGCCGGGTATCGCTTGACCAGCGCGAACACGTCGCCGCTGAGCAGCCACGACTTCAAGGCGAGCTGCTGCAAACTCTCAAAATTGTTCAGGCCCAGCGCGTCGCAGTTCTGCTTTTTCCCTGCCCACAGCCGGAATTCCATCTCCGCCGCGTGCTGCCACTTCTTCGCCGCCTCCGGGGAGATGCCCAGCACCTCGCGGTCCACGGACGCTTTGAGCGTCAGCCCCGTCCCGATGACCTTGGTGCGGTTGGTATTGATCGCCGCCGTAGCCACCGGCGCGGCCATGTAGAGCATTCGCGCCCTCTGCCGCAGGGTGGCGTTGTTGCGGTTTATGTCCTCATTGGGAGCGCCGCTGTCCGGAACAAATCCCTTGAGCGCCCGCCGCGTCAAGCTGGCCCCGGCTTCGCTGTACCCCTTCGCCTGCGGCGCGGCTGCGCGGCGGCGGTCTTTCTTGTTGCTCAATGCTTATCGCCTCCCGTTTTCGGAATAAAAAAACAGGCCGCCCGGCGGCGAAAGGAGCAAACTCCGCCAGGCTGCCTGTGCAAAAAGCCCTTTCGGGCGCTTTGCCGGTATCAATTTCGTGACCTCACGAAAAAGGTCACCAGTCGCGTGGAACGATGCCGAAAGCCTTTCTCGGCTTGCGACCGTTCAGCTCTGCTAAAAGCTCGTCGACCTTCTTCTCCGCGTCCTCGATCTCGTCCTTCAGATCAGGCAGGTCGAAGCGCGTCAGCTCGCGGTCGTCGATGACATAGCTTTTTACGCCGCCGTCCACAAGAGCCAGATATGCGGCGCGCAGCTTGGAAAGGGCGCTCTGCCAGAAGTCCAGCCGCGCCCGCAGTTCAACTTTATCCATATCGGACACCTCACCAATCGTCGTAGTATTTCTTTCCGCTTCTGCGCTTCGGCCTCTGCTTGGCGGCGGGAGGCGGCATGACAGGCGTTGCAACAGGGGCAGGAGCGCGTTCGCCGCCCGCCTCCTTTAGCCGCCTGTCTATCTCGTCCAGGTTCTTAGGAAGCGCCTTGAACGCCGCCAGCGCGTAGTTGCGGCAGTCCAGCGCCTCGTTGCGCTCGTGGCCGGGGATCTTCTTCCACTGCCACGGCTGCTTTTTGTTGGGGTCGTAGACCTTGACCTCGGAGAGCAGCCCTGTGAAGTAGCCGGAGCCGTAGTCATCCCGCTTGGGGAAGTGACAATATTTCGCGCCCGGCGTCTGTACGCGCAGGTTGTCCATGATGACCTCCTTGCCGGAGTCAACGCCGATCTGGTACTGCCAGCAGGTTCCGACCGCCGTCTGCTTGATGATGATTTTCTGCTTTTTCGGCGGTGCGGTGTAGGGCTTATCGCTGCCGGGCATACCCTTGATGCAGAACACCTTTTTGCCCAGCCGCGCCCGGCACTGCATACGGACCTCCTGCGTGAAGTGTCCGCCCTCGTCCACAAAGGACATTGACATTTTCAGCCCCACGCCGTTCTCAAAGCGCAGAACGCGATCAAATACCAGCTCGTCCAGCTGCGCCCATACGGCATCGTCGTCGGGCCGTCCCATGACGATGCCCTTCTCAATGCCCCAGGTCTCACCAAAGTGGCCGTGGCCGACGATCTCGTATTCCATGCGGTCGTCCTGTGTATCGACGCCGGCCGTCAGAACAAGCACGCCCTCCGGCAACTCGGCGGGGTATTCCTCCCGGCGCGCCATCAGACTGTCCTCGTCCTCCAGGTCGCCGCGATCCTCCCACAGCTCGCCGAAGCAGGTGTTGTAGACGACCTGCATCTTGCGGGTACTGCCGATGGCGTTCAGGTATTTCAGAATGATGGATTCCCAGCTCGCCCACTGGCTGACAAAGGCGTTCAGCCAGAACGAGCGCGTGCCCTGCTCATAGGCGGCGGGGTTGTCCGCCTCCCATCTTGCCGGGGCGCGCTTCATTTCCGCCTCGGTGGAGATGCAGCCGCAGCCGGGGCAGGCATAGCAGACGCTGCGGACCTTGTAGGTCTTTTTCCCCGCGACGATGATCTCGTCGTGCTCAAAGCGGATGTCCGCCCATTGGATCTCGTGATACTCGCCGCAATGAGGGCAGCGGGATTTCCACCGCTCCATCGTGCCTGTCGCGTAGGCAGCTTCAATGGCGCTGGCGTTTTTGACGGTGGGTGTGGACACCTCACCGCTTTTCGCGTTGTAGAATGTCGTCTGCCGCGCCATCGCCAGATCCCACGGGTCGCCCTCGTTACCAGCAGACAGCGCCCAGCGGTCGCGCTCGTCGCCCAGCACATAGCGGATAGGCTTTGACGCCAGAGCGTGGGCCTCGGTGGAGCCGCACATCGTGAGGATGCCTCCGGGGTAGGTCTTTTGCAGAATGGTATTGCCGCTGTCACGGCTCTTGGGGTCGCTGACCTTCTTTCGCAGCGTGGGGCAGTCGCGGATCATCGGCGCGATGCGGAGCTTGGAATACTCCTTTGCGTCAATGGTGGTAGGGTGGACAAACAGGATCGAGCCGGGGTCCTGGTCGATCACATAGCCGATGCAGTTATTGAGAAATTCAGACTTGCCGACCTGGGACGCAGCCACCATGACGATGTGCCGTATCTTTGGGTCGGTCCATGCATTCATCGGCTCGCGGAGATAGGGGGTGCGCTCGGTGCGCCACGGTCCGGGCTCTGCGGCGCTCTCGGCCGACAGGCGGCGATTCTGCTCCGCCCATTCGGTCACGGTCAGGTCGTCCGGCGGGAGCATACCGGCCATCGCCTTGGCGATGACCTTGTTCAGCCGGACGGCGGCGAGCCTACTCGTCATCGCTGTCACGCTCCGACCAGTCGCGCCGCTCTCTCACGCGCTCCTCGTATTTCTTGGGGTCGTAGTGATACCCGGCCAGCTCCCGCATGACCTTGCTGACCTCTTTGCGGATAACCTCGGACGCCTCGGCAGGGGTGGAAACAGCCGCCACATCAACGGCCAGCCGTCCGGGCAGCGCATTGAGCGCCCCTCGGATTGTGTAGACCAGATCCTCCGTCAGCGCGGCGACGTCCTCCGCCCGGTGCATGGTGCCTTTCAGTTCCTCAGCCTCCAGCTTGGCAATGGTGGCCTTGGACGCCTTCATCGTCGTCTCCGCCATGCGGCGGGTCTTCTCCAGCTTCTTATCCTCTTCGTCCATCGGGCCGTCAGACAGGAACTTAACATACCGCTGTACGGAATCGGCAAGGAGGAAGCGCCCCTTGCTGACCTTTTGCAGCTGACCGTCCTCCGCCATCTGGCGAATGCGCCGTCCTGTGATACCCAGGACACAGGCCAGCTCTGTCGTGCTTACCTCCGTTTCCTCGGTAATGGCATCAATAGCTTCAGACATGGCGCTCCTCCTTCCTTGCGCAGTCCAGCCGGCTTGACTGTCTGCGTAAATTGTGATATGGTATCGATAGTGCAAAACCATATCGCCCGAGGGCGCAAGACCTGACTGTTCCAGCAGTCGGGTCTTTTTTTTTGTGTCCGAATGCGGGACTCACCAGAATTGCACTGGAGCACACAGGCCGGTACCAGCAGCTCTGTGCGAGACCCTTATCCCGCGTGTGGTCTTATATTACATAGGAGGCCTTTATCTGGACTTCCTCCACATTTCCGCGGAGAAAGACGGATAAAGCGATGGGGAATTGCGGCAGGTACCGCCACAGGTGCCGCGTTTGGCACCAAAAGCAACGCCAAAGCGGAACGGAAATGCCAAAATTTTGCCTTGGTAACTACGCTTTTTTCGGGGTCGGCGAGCCCGCGGCGTGTGGGGCGGGGGTCGTCACAGTACCTTTTGCCGTCGTCGCCTGTTGCAACGCATTTCCCCGCCCTCAGCGCGACGATGCCGAGAGGGGGAGGGCGCAACACAGCCAGACGCAGATACGCCGCTCTCGTGCGATGTATGCGCCTGGCTGTGGTATTGTGTTATAACTTCGTCAGCAATTCCGCATGGCTATACCCCTTAACGCCCTTGGTCATCATGCCGAGGAAGTCATCACGCGAGAAATCAGAGAGCCGGAATACTTCTTCGGGTTTCATTCCGAGCTGTTTGCCGATCTCCTGAACGGACTTGCCCTCGTCCAGCAGCCGCTTTACGATGGCTTTCATCGGCTCAAGCAGATGTGTACCACGAGCGCGATTGTGTGTGACGGTGCCGTAAATATCCTCGGTCGCATCATCATGCCGCACGATTACCACCGGCACCTTGCCTTTGAGCATGGTGTGCAGCGGCTCCTCTCCGGCCACGGTCCAGCGGTGAAAGCCGTCGATGATGGTGTAGTCGGGACGCACGACGATGGGAAGCGTCCAGCCATTGGTCATGATCGATTGCACCAGCAGTTTCAGATTCTCACGGTTGACCTTGTTGGGGTTGTAGTCATTGGGCTTGAGCTGCTCCCGGTCTACCCATTGCAGAGAGGATAACGGGGCGAACAGATCCGCGTCAGCCATTTGCCTCACCTCCCTTCCGGAAGCGCTTGGCGTAATCGGCATAGGCGCAGGATATGTCCTGATAGATGGCGCGCAGGGTGCGGAGCTTGGGATCACCAGCAGTCAGACCGCCGTACATTTTCTTGTAGTCGCGCGGCCGCGCCATTCCGTCCATCTGAATGAACATCTTGCGGTACTGCTTGGCGATCTTGCGCTTATGCTCCGTGTTGAAGAAGTCTCCCGGACGGACGAATAGCATCTCCTTCAGGAGCGCACGGTAGTCCTTGGTGTCCTCGCCCTCCAGCTCCCGGCGCTTCCTTGTGGTGCGGTGGAACATTTCGCTGTCCCAGTACAGCATGGCAAGGTAGGCATTCGGCTCGCGCCGAAGGACGCGCTCCATGAGAGAGGGGTCATATTCGCCCAGGTGTACCAGCACGGGTACGGTATCAACAGAGAAGAACTGCGACACGCGCAGCTGATTCCGATTGACGCCGACCTGATACATCTGCAGGTAGACCTCGGGGACTTCGATGCGCTGGTCTCGCAGGTACAGCCAGACGTCCGCCGTCTTCCAGTCGTAGATGGGATAGATGGTGTTCGTGCCGGTGATGCCCTTTGCGCCCATATTTAGTGCCGCCATGTATTGGAGCCGCTGAATGGACTCTGCCGCACGGACGCCGGTGATCATGATGCCGTCCATCGTCACGCGGGGCAGGAAGGATTGATAGTTGTCGATCCTTGGCCGGAGCTGCGGGTGATTGCGGATGGCAAAGGGCGGCGGCTGCCGCACCCAGACATCGCGCTTGCGCCGATCCCAGCAGACGAAGGTTTCATCGCTGGACAGCTCATTGAGACAGCTGAAATGCTTGACCTCGATGCACCACCATTGAAACTTGGCGCCGGCAAGCAGGAACTTCTTCCGCCACGCCCTGGTCGTTGCTTCAATGGAATCGAAGATTGCCTCCTCGTCCACGAAAAGGACGGTCAACTGCGAGGGATTGATCTCTCCAGCCTGGATCAGCTTATAGGTCAGGTCGGCAAGAACGATGCTGTCCTTGCCGCCGGAAAACGAGAGGTATACGGGAACGCCGTTGGAAAATACGTTCTTGATCCGCTGGCGCGCCGCAGTCACAACGTCGATGTCTGAGCTGATGCGCTTTACAGCCATATCCGCTCACCACATTTCGGGCAGAGGACAAACCTCTTAGCGGGCTCGGCGGAAGACGCCGTGCCGCTCTGTGCGGGTGCGACTTCCTCAGCCTGCGCCGCAGCAGCTTCTTCCCGGGCGGCGTATTTCTCGCGCGTCTCGGTGATGGCCGCAGCCCGCTCCGGCTCAATGGTGCCGTACTCAAGCAGGGCGTCGCTGGCTTCGTCAGCCTCCATCACCATCGCACGGAGAAGATCCTCTTCGTAGCCGGGAATGTCCAGGTCGTCTTTCAGGTCGAGGATAAAAGCGTCCAGCGCGGCCAAATCGTCAACGCCCAGGTCAAAGACGCGGTTATCGGCCAGCATGAGCTTTTTCTTCTCCGCCTCAGTCAGCCCGGACACAACATAGCAGTCCGCTTCTGTGCGGCCGAGGGAGAGCAGCGTTTCGTATAAGCCGTTGCCGGCGAGAATAACGCCGTCCTCATCGACCACGATGGGGCGGATCTGACCGAACATTTCGACAGAGCGGCGGAACTCCTTCAGCTGCTTGTCGGTGTGCATTCGGACGTTCCGATCCGGTCGCCGCAGCTCGGTCAGAGGCTTCTTTATGACCTTCATGCCTGCACCCCCTTCAAGAAGGCGCGAGCACTGTCGATCTTTTCAGCTGCCGCAAGGACGATGCCGGGGTCGATATCGTAGACCTCACGCCAGCCGTTCTCGATGCTGCCCGTCCATTGGCGGGCGGGCCACGGGTGAGTGCCGCACAGATATCCGTTCTTCCAGCCGTAGATCGGCGGAAGCGGGAGCTGATGGTAGTGAATATAGGCAAGGATGTGCTCATGCTTCCACGCAGCGAGCGGGCTGAATCGCGTAACACCTTTGCCATCGGTATAGATATTGCTGTTGCGACCGACATAATTGCCGTCCGCACGGCGGCGGCCGAGAATGATGACGTCCAGCTCGTGCGCCTTGAAGTATTCACGCTGCGCTCGGTGCTGCACGATAGAAAACCATCGTCCGGCCGCGGCGGAGTCCTTGGGGAAAAGCATCTCTTGATGCTTCACCAGCCAGTCGATATCCTGATGCGTGTTGATGACTTCGCAGCCTGCCGGCTTATGCTTCTCGATCCATGCGGCAAAGGCGGGGTATTCCAGGTTGCACACGCCGATCATGCTATCGGTGACGCCGGCCGCTTCACAGAGTTTGCCAAGGACAATGCTGTCCTTACCAGCGCTCCATGCGTAGGCAGCACACTTCCCAGCCGTCACGGCCTTGATGTCCGCCACGGTCGCGGCAGTAAGTTCGTCCAGCTCTGCGCGGGAAACGGCTTCTTCGATAGTTGCAACGGCTTCCAGCCATGCGCTGTTGTCGATCCTCTGCTTCTTTCCGAGACTCATGCTCTCACCGCCTTTCTCGAGGCGATAACAGCGACAAGGCCGCTGGACAGGACGGTCGTCAGACTGCCTGCCGCTTTCACAGCCGGAATGCCGGCGAGATTGCCGTAGGCGAAGATCGGAAGCCCGACACACAGCGCGGTCAGCACACCGGCAAAAACGCCCTTGCCCGTCAGCTTCTTACCGAGCAGCGTCATGACCGTCGGCAGCAGCGTCGAAGCGCGGAGCGTTCCGTAGAACAGGAACAGGTATGTCACCGTCAGGCCGGGAATGTTGGCGATGGCGATAGCCACGATCAGCAGGCAAAGCATGGTGCGGCGCGAAGTCTGCACCGTATCCTTCCCAATGCCGAGCCAGTCTGTCGTGAGCGACGCTGCCGCGCAAAGGTTGCTATCCACCGTGGAGAGCAGGCCGGAGATAATCATAAACAGGAACGGGACCAGCACCCATGTCGGAAGCAGCGAGGAAACGAATTCAAAGTTGACCATGCCGGTGTCGCTGGACGCAAAGCCGGAGCCTGCGGCAAGGAAGCCCACCGTTCCCATGCAGATCGGAACGAGCGCAAACAAAAGCGCACCGGCAAAAAACGATCTGCCGATGCGGTCGCGCCTGATTGCGAAAGCTCGTTGCCAGAAGCACTGATCCCCGAACGGGCCGGAGATCAGACCGACAGCCATCGGCAGACCGTAGCCCAGCAAGACTTCAATGCCCGCGGAGGAGGTGAGCGAGGTATATTCTCCGGAGACAGCACCGAGCCCTGCCCGTACCGTGTCAAAGCCGCCGGTCATGCGAAGGCTCAGAACGACCAGTAGAGCGCCACCTATGAGAATAATGCCCAGCTGGACAACATCGGTGATGATGGAGGCTTTCAGCCCGGAGAAGCGGGAGTAGGAATATGCGATAGCTGCCAGGGCGAGCGTCATGCTCCAGAATGGCAGCCCCGTAATGAGGGCCAGCGTCTTTCCCCCGGCGAGCAGCTGCACTGCCGTTGAAAGAACGGTCAGCGCGCCGAGCTGGAAGGAGTAGACGCCCTTGACCTTGCCGGAGTGATAGCGCTCCGCCATGTAGCCGGTCAAGGTGATGCCCTCCGGGTACTGCGCCCGG